GAGATAGTTTGCGATTGCGGTTTGCAGATCGCTGTAGGTCGTTAGGGCCATGCTTTACGTCGTCCCATCCGAATGTCTTGACTCCGATATGCCCGATGTGCATCGACAATTCGTGGTCTACCCAGACGGGAATGTCGTTTTCCATGCACCGAACACAGAAAGTAACGTCTTCCCCAATAACGTTCCCATGATCCGTCCAGATGATGTCAAACCAAGGACGGGGAACCTTCTCAAACACTTCTCTACTGACAAGCGTACACGCAAAACCGACCGCTGTCACCTGCTCAATTCCCTGCTTGTTCCTGCTCTCAACCTTGTGCCACACCTGATACGGTTCGCCTTCAGGCTTGCCATTCAGCATCTCCCGCTCAATCTTGAGATTTAGCGCGGTAGGGAGAATCGGCTCTCTCCTGGTCGTGGCATTCGTCCCGATCATCGACACTTGTCTTGACTGAAGAATCTCCAGCGCGTTAGCAGGAAACCGTTGATCCGAGTCAATCCACAACGTCTGATCTGCATCCCACTCCAGAGCCTCCGATGCCAGCTTTTCCCTCTGTGTGAAGATCAGCGTCCCCGGCATCTGCAACAACTGGATGTCGTTTACTCCACGCTTGGCCTCGTAAGCGCACAGCCTAGCAAGGTCGAAACAGAATCCAGACATCACCTCGTCCCGACATGGGACACAGATTGCAACTTTCAAATATGCCCCGGATGAGTTCTGAAAAATCGGTTGTCAGGATTGTTTAGGAAAGCCTTAAACGCAGTCTGATCTATTACGTGAAAGCCGCGCATGACCCCTTTTGCGTTCAGGTCATCAATCAGCGTTAACGGAAGTCGAGCAATGTGCGTGATTACATCGTCGAACTTCTTGGGCGCATCGTTGAACTGACGTTTGTTCGCCTCGATGATTTCGGAGACATCCTGTTTTGTCTCCAGAATCACACCGCCATCAGTCGCGTGAGCAACGGTATAGCGGCCATCGTGAACAGAAAATAGTGTTGGCATAAAAGCGGGGAGAGGTTTCCCCCTCCCCTTCCCGATTACAGCGCGGGGTTCAGATCCGCAACGATGGCATGAGCCGCCTCGTTACGCATCTCGAGCGTGAACTCAGCAAGCAACTGCGTCTTTTCCGAGTCGCCGGTCTTTGCCAAATCATTCGTCTGGAACGGACGAAGATACGACAGAGCAGCATATTCGGGATCAAGGAGCAGCGCGTCACGAGTACGCATGAAGCGGTCAGGAACAACCGACAGAGTACCGAAGTCGCTCATGTAAACATCAGCGGCACCGATAATCGTCGTCGGCTGGTCGCCAGGAGCCATGTAACGCTGGGCAGCGATACCGGCAAACGAGGAGACCTTCTGCTTCAGACCGGAACCAACAACCAGCATGGAAGGATTGCCACCCGAATCGAACGCCGCGGCAACTTCGTCCTTCAGAAGCTGCTCGGTAAACGTACGAGTCGCGCCATCCGAACGGGTCGAAACGCCGATAGTCGTCGGGTCAGTACCAGAAGTACCTTTCGACGTATTGGTTTTCAGCCAAGACAGAATCGCGCCGAGTTTACGAGCAGACGTAGACGAGCCAGCATCGCGGCCTTGGTTGGCAGTGATGATGGTTTCCATGTCCCGCTTAAGCTCAGAAGAAGCGCGGGCAAGCTGGTATGCGCGTTCCGAGCGCCGACCTGCCTTGTTAACTGCCTCGAGCGTGCCAGAAGTTTGTACAACTTTCTGAACAATCTGCGTGTAGTTACCAAGACGAACCGTCGGGCTGATCGTCGCGGAAACTCCATCGGCACCCTCGACTGCGGCATTCGCTGCGGTAGCGGCTGCAAGCGAATCCGTCTGCCACTCATGGAACACCGCGGTCGCTTTAGTGCGAGCCAGAGTGCTCATGATCGGGGTTTCGGTCGGGCTGATGTCGTAGATGACATCGATCAAATCTTCGCGCTGGCCAATGGCCGTGTGTGCGGTAAAGGTAGGCATGATGGACCTCAGTAATTGAATCGTTCAAACAATGAAGCTGCATCCCTGGCTTTGCCAGACTTACGCAGCCGGTTTCGTTCCTGCTTCGCTGCATCAGATTCAGGGTTTGAAACCTTGCCAGTTCCGGGCTTTAGCGTCTTGGGAGCCTCGGCAACCCTCTTGGCTACCTCCGGCTGGTTAGACATCAGCTTGCGGTACTGAGCGGCTTCCCACAAAACCTGTACAGCGCGTGAGTCATAAACCTGATTGAGTTCGCCTTCCGTAAAACCGACGTTCTGTGCATACGAGCGAATATCCCGTCGGACTTCTTCACCCTTCTGCGGATCGGCATACTCTGGAATGGCTTGCTGTAGTCGGGCCTGCTGCTCGGCAAGATACTGCTGGAGTTGCGTCTGACGCTCCGCTTGTTGCTTTTCGGCAATGCGTTGCTTTTCAGCCTGTACTGCGGCTAGTTGCTTGTCTCGCTGGACAGACTCTGCGACTTTCATCGCGTAGCCAATCGGGTCGGACTCTTTCAGTGACTCTAAATCTTCCGACTTGTTCTGCTCCGATAGAACCTTTTCAATCAGTTCCAATCGTTGAGCATACTGGTCTCGGAGTTGTTTGGCTTGCTCGACAGCGGCTTTCTCAGCTTCGATTGCCTTCCGCTGTTCTGCTAGAGCCTGGGTTTTCTGAGTGTAGTCAGTGCCAAGTTGATAGCTCTTAATCAGGTCGTCCAACGAAACTTCGCGTTCCTCACCTGCGGCTTTCACCCGGTAGCGCGGTGTTTCCTCGACTTCCTGCTGCTCAACTACAGCCTCCGTTTCCTGCTGCTGTGCCTCGGGAGTGGGCTGTTCGCCTTCCTCCGGCCCCATCAAGCCTAGAAACGCATTGGCTGCACTGTTTACATCCAGCGGGCCACTTCCTTGCGGATTGGTGTCCATATCACCCCTTAAAGGATCTTCCAACGTTTACGCTTAATCTCGGCAGTGTCAACAATCGACTGAAAGTGATTAACAACCGTGGTTAAGCATTTAATCATTCTATACGCATTTTCTCGTGCGTCAATATCTTGCTCGGACGAGTTAAGAATCAGGTCAATCTGCTCCTGTTTCAGCTTTTCCAGTTCACCCCGGAAATAATCGTCTCGCAGTAGATTCGCCGCCTGCTCTGGACTCATCCCGGGATCTCGACGTTTTGCGTAATCCCAGCACCGACCTTCGCCGCTTTCAGTTGAGCCTCAACCGCAAACTCCTGCTGCTTCAGTTGTAGCTCTGCTGCGGCTTTCTCACGAGCCAGTTGGATATCGGCCTGCGCCTTCATCCGCTGCGTCTCAATCGCTGCCAGTGCTTTCTGTTGCTCAATCTGGATCTGGGCTTGCGCCTGAGCCATCATCGCGTCCAGAGCAGGATTAGACTGCTGCTGCGGAGGTGGATTGCTCAGTTGCTGGTCTAGCTCGGGTGGAATCTCTTTAAAGAACTCCGTCGAATCCTTCAGCCCCGCCGCCTCAATAAACCGTCCAAGTGTCGCCCGATACTGCCCGACAGAGACAAGCGGATTGGCAGGACCGTATTGCTGGAGAATCTGCTCTTGCTTCGACAGGATCATCTGAAGCATTGCCATCTGCTCGTTCTTCGATCCGGTTCCGAGTCCAACACTGATCGAAACGTCGTACAGGTTCGACCACTCTCGCGGATCCATCTCGACGAACTTGCCACGCATCCGAATCAAACGTGGCTTGTCCTGATACTTGCAGAGCAGATGCAGAATGCCGCGGAAAAGGCTCTTAACGCCCGTCTCCGCGAACAGCCGAGCGATTAGCTCCATCTTGCCAGCACCGGCTTGCATCGTCGCTGCTACAGCCGCAGCCGTGACGTTTTGCAGGATGTTTGGATCAAGACCTTGCGAAGTCTCCGACACCCCCGACCGCTTGGCTTGCACCGAGTCAAAATAGCCCAGCATCGGGTAAGCAGAACCAGTGATGTCCGGCACCTGAATCGGAGCAACTGCACCAGTCGATTTCGTCCTGACAACACCACCAGGAGTGACGTTCAGCAGGTCGTCTAGGTTCACCTGACCGTCAACAACCTGCATCCGAGCGTTGTTGATGAGGTAGAGGTTATCCAGCATCTGCCGAGTGACGGTGCTCTTGATTAGCTGGATGTCCATCGTCCGGTCTGCTAGCGACTGACCGAAGAACTTGTGCGGAATCGGGATCGGGCAGATCACGTGAAATGGCACGTAATCGGTCGGAATGTTGGCTTCCCGCCCGTCAGCGTAAGTCAGGATCGTACTGTTGGAGTAGAAAATCTGCCGGAGTTCTGCGATCCCGTCCTCGTCGTAATCCACGTACAGATAAGACTCGTAGACCTCGACCTCTTGCATTGACTCGTCGAGACTGTCCTGCTCGTACGGTTCTTCACCAGGAGAGTATCGAGCAATCCGCTCCTCGGTGAAGTCGAGACTGTTGTAGACGGGAAGGCTGTATACCTCGTCCTTGTCGAACCCCATCTGAACAAGTTCCGACCGCGGCATCAGCCTGCGGTGCGCCATGAAGGGTGATTTCGTCTCACCGAACCGCGCTTTCTTGCTGACGATCAGTTCTTCGGGAGGAATGCAGTCAATCTGAATCCGGCCTGACGTGGTTTTCTTGCGGACGACAACATTGTGCGAACGGGTGACTTGATCGACAACCGTACCGTCCGGCATCTGCATCTGCGATACGGATTCTTCCGTCTCCTGGCCGACGATCTCCATCGTACCGTCAGACAGTAGTAGGACAAGCTCGGTGTCTGACAGACCGCGGTAGGTTTCCTCGTCTACCTCGATCTTTTCTTCCCAGACCGCTTTTACCGTCCCGGTCTTGGCAAGCAGAGCGTCCTTGAACCAGTCATGCAGGATGGCAAAACCGTTGTTGTCCTTGCTAAACACCCAATTACCGTAGTCCGTGGCCTGATCTGCGCCTTCCTCATCGCCTGGGCCAACAGGCTCATATCTAGCAATCTCATCGTTTGCAGTGAATACGCGGATGAGTTGCGGCAGCGCACCATCGATGACCTCTGCCACCTCGCCAGTGACGATCTGGCTGCGCCCCTCTTGCTCGTTGCCGTAAGGGTTTCGCAGGTAGTAGTTCAGTGCTTCGGCACGTTCTTCCGTGGTTTCGCTGTCCAGCATCCCGATAGCATCGTCGATCTCTGCTTGCAGAATGCCGGTAAGAGTCCCGTTATCCATTTACCACCTCGCGCCGAAAATATTTCCGCTTCTCTGGATCTTTCGTCTCCAGTTCAGCGAGTTTCTTCTCAAGTTCAGCAACCCTGCGCTGCAAATCTTCAAACTCGCGCTTCTGAACGATGAAACCTTGTGGCATTAGCATCAGACCACCCACCTTGTATTGACGTTGATCGGCTTCGACCAGGATGATGTTTCATTCAGACCGACTGCAAGATAACGAAATGCGTCCGATCCGTGGCTAGACCAATCATGCAAAGGTCTATCATAAAAGACTTTCTGCTTTTCGTCGAAAGTCCGGCGGTAGTTCCGCAGGCAGTTCAACCCTTCGCTCGTTTGCGGGATGTTGAACCAGCAGCGGGGCAAAAGTCTGCGGACCGCTTGGATACCGTCATCCACCGATAAACGTGGCGCAATCGTGCAACTGAGGTCAGCCTGCTGTAAGACCTCCAATCGAGACTTTCCAGACCCTAGTTCCCTAACCTGTACGTCATGCGGGACGATGTGCTCGGCCTTATGCCAACCCTTGTTCCGCAGTTCTCGGACGTACCAATCCAGCCCGACCCCGTGGTTCTCAATGTAGTCTAGGAGTCTGACTTCTTGTCCGTGGACTTGTGCGATCCAGATCGAAGTCGAGTCGCCAATGCCGAGATCCCATGCAGCAAACGTCTTGCAGAGGTCGTCACGGACGATAGAGCAGAAGCGACCTTCTCCCTCCATCTGGTTAAGAATTTGCCCATAGTAAGCCCCCTCGACAGCAGCATGGAATGAACACTCAAACTCTTGGTCGTACTTATCGCGCCCCATCTCCCGCAGCGCATCGTCTAGCTCTGACTGAGCAATGATCTTCGTCTGACTGGCGCGGAACTCGAGCAACTTCCACCCAGGTTCACCCTGCGCCCTGTTCCGCAGATCGTAGAAATGATTCTGGCCTTTAGGTGTGCCGATAAACATTGCCCAGCCTTGACGGTCGGCTAGGGCAGGTCGGATCACTTCGTTCCATATCTTTGGATTCTGATCCCCCACCTCGTCCAGTACAACTCCGTCAAAGTAAGAACCGCGTAGTGAGTCGGGATTGTCGGAGCCGTACAGACCGATTCTGCGATCCCAGAAGTCAACTCGCAACTCCGAGATGTTGGCAGATCCTCCGAGTGGCGCTGAGAAGTGAGTGAGGTAGTCCCATGCAACTCGCTTGGCTTGGCTGTAGGTTGGGGCAATGTAGGCATATCTCGGACGCTCTAGCTGGCACATCACCGCTGACTTTACCAACTGGTTGATGGCGCTGACAGTCTTGCCTAAACGACGATGAGCCACTACCACCGTGAAGCGGTTATTCTCCATCGCCTGATGGATCTCAAGCTGTGGATCCCGCGGAGCGTAAGGGATTACGATTTCTCGGACGCCCATGTCACTGCCATTTTAAGCGGTTCGCCTTCAGAGTTTGCGTGTTCAACCACGTTATGCTCGCGCCACCCTGCTCGAGTCTTGAGCCAAAAGATCATCGCCGCGGTGTTCCCGGCCTTTGCCTGCTGGAATAACGTCTGAGCAATGGCAGCGTTAGCCTCCACTCTCCCTTCCATTAGCTCATGCTTGTAATGCTTTGTCAGCGTGTCGTGGTCGATCTGTAGCTTGTCGGCAATATCAACATAACGCACCCCGACAGCGGATAGCGTCTTGACTAGCCGACGATCCTCGTCTGACGGGCTATGCCGCTTGCCTTGCATTTTTTATGTCCGAAAGTTGCTTAATAATTGGAGCGTCCGGGTCGGTGTTGCACCGCCGCTGTTCTGGTGGCCCAGCCTCTGCCTGCTTCGGACGCTTTGGGTAAGGTTTTGCTAGCGGTGCAATCTTATCACTGATGTTTTTGTCCAGTGGCATTAAGTATCGGTGTTTTCCTGGTACGAGTTTTTTCGCAAGATTTGTCTGATCTACACCAGCATCATCAACTGTCTTCTTGTGTGCCCACTTTCCCTTATAGAAAACCTTGACGGCTTTGCTACTTGGGCCTGTATAAATCCAATTACATGCTTGATAGATGCCACCATGATGCCCTTGATCTGGGTCAGCATAAGAGACAATGAGTCGCAAACCTGCTTGAGACTTCTTCAAAACTCTGATGGCAAAAGCCATAATTTTGCTTACTGGTGTGACATGCTTGGTCAAGGCAATCCTGACTAATTCGCAGCCATCATCTTGTTCCAAGCCAAAAGGCTTAAGCATGTTGTTGTTAGCACCGCGGCCAAAAATAACAACACCAATGAATTTGTCACCTTCCCATGCCCCAACTTTGACCAATTTTCCGGCAGGCAGACACTTGCTGTAATGCCAATTTTCGCAGGCATATTTTGCAGCCTCATGACTTGCCCAATCTATTTTTAGCTCAGGCTTCACGAGCGTCAAACTCCTTGCCGCAATGTGGGCAGGCGATCCACTTAGGTTCAAGCTGATCCAGCTTTCCCTGTTCGTCCTCTGTTGCAGGCTGAAAGTCAGGCGGCATCAGCGCGGCAATCTCATCGGCTGAGAATCCGGTCAGGTCGGTGTCAAATCCTAAGTCTTTCAGGTCGGCAAGCTCAATCGCCAGCAGACTATTGTCCCAATCAGCGTTCAGCGCCAACTTGTTATCGGCCAGAATGTAAGCCTTGCGCTGCAACTCCGTCAGATGCGACAACCTTACCGCGGGAACCGTGTCCTTGCCTAGCTTACGAGCAGCCATCACCCTGCCGTGGCCAGCAATGATGCTGTTGTCGTCGGCTATCAGAACAGGATTGTTAAACCCGAACTCTTTGATCGACGCTGCAATCTGTGCAACCTGCGCGTCCGAGTGGGTTCTGGCGTTGTTGACGTAAGGTATCAGCGTCTCAATGCTGATTTGCTCTACTTGCATTCCGACTCCTATCGGGTCATCGGTTGACTTTACGTTGATCGCTGACGGATTAACTGGTCAACATCAGCGTTGCCTTTTTGCTCGGCAGTTGGAGCGAATAATGCTCGGCTTCTGCTGTCTGTAGTGTCTGGCTCGCACAGGTAATAGACTGCGAAACTGTTGCGGGTGACATCTGCTGGACAGGTTAGCGGGGCGGGTAGTCCATGCCAACTGCCACGAGTATCGAAAATTATAGCCCGATTGAACTTTGGTTCAACTGCTTTTACCAGTGTGTCGGGGTCTTTGTACAGTCCTAAGTGGCCTCCCCATTCTGGCTTCCATCCTGGTGTCAGGTAGACAATCAGGTTTAACCGTCGCTGTAGGTGAAGTTTCGGGTGAAGGTTGTAGTCCAGGTGGACGTTTAGCTTTCCCCCCCTGCCGTGTTGGTGCATCCCTCCACCATGTAACCCGACATCTGGCATGAGGTCTGCCTTGGTCAGCCGCTCCAGTATCTCCGTGAAGTGAGGACTAAGCAGGTATTGGAAGCCTTTGTATGTCTCAGGCTTAAAGTGATGCCAGTCGTTGCAGGTCTGCTTAACCTCCAGCGGATTGTCGTAGCGGAACCAACAGTCATCGTCCTTGGCTGGAAACTCTCTCGCTAAGTTGATCGCGTCAGCAAAAAAGTCATCGACAATGCAATGCCAGAATGGGTGATGGTCGATAATCACCGCTTGTTTCTGGCACTGATCGCTTTTGCCTTTGCCTTAGCATCGGCCTTGCTGGATGCACCCCAGGCTTGCAGGGACAGCAGCAGACGAGTCGGCTTACCGTCCTTGCGCTCCGGTCCCGGCATATTACCCATCCTCGCTAGGAACGATGCTCTCCGCGGGTTGTCGCCTGACTTAACGGGAGGCTTTAGGTCGCTGCCGGGGTTTTCTCGCTCGTAAGACTTGCGTCCGGCCTCGTTCAACCCACCCTTCGGGTTCTTGCCAGCCTTGCGAGTCCATGCGGCACTCATTCGTCCATCATCCCAGCAATCTTGATGATGATCCCGCCCTTGCCTTTAGCCTGACCACCCAGCCACTTGTTGCAGACCATATCCTCTGAGCAGACAAAGTTAAGCTGGGCACAGTAACCCATGTCCTCGGCTTCGTCTTCCATGCCCTTAGCAATGCCGTTTTCAAGACACCCTTGCATCTCGTCCGACTGTACGAACGCAGCGCAGTTCTCGCACTTGTACTCTGCGTCCTCTCCTGCTTCCATGTAGTCGGCTTTATCGACTGCCTTCTGCTTGTTGGCGTCGTTCAGCTCGGCATCACCAGTGACAATAGGACACTTCATTTTCTCACCTGAACTTTGCGGTTTTTGCAGCGATCCGTTTTGGTTGCGCCACAAACTGTTTGCCAGCAGCCTTACCCGCTCGCTTGGCTCTTGTGGTCGCTGCGTACTCAGCTGGGGTTAAAGATTTAATCGCAGCCTCCGGCAAATACCGCTCACCCGTTTCAGATGACGGTTTCCCAGACTTTGTGCGCCACTTCTGCGCTGTCCAGTCTTTCAGCGAACGCTGCGAGGCTTTCACTTGTAACCACCACCCTTGGCTTTGTATTCCTTCGCCAACAACTGCGCCTTCCGAGCCGACCACTGCCCTGCCGCTGTGCCTTGCGTAGCAGCAGCCTTGATCTTGTTGAACAAGGCTTTACGCATCCCCGGCTTCGTGTAGTTACCAGCAGCGTTGACAGTGGACTTCTTCATTTCTTGGCTGGCATCTTCTTGTAGGCTTTCTTCGGCGTCTTGGCAATCATCTCTTTTGCCACCGACATCGGAACACCGGTGTCTTTCGCCACCTTCTTGCTGCCAGCGGCTGCGTACATGAGTCGCTGTTGAGCCTTGCTAGTGATCGGCATATCAGTCCTCGACGATAGAAGTTAGATGCCCGATTCGGCCTCGTACCCCTATTGTACCGACTTCGTTGAAAATGTCACGAGACAAAAACTTGTAAAACCCATGCTCTATGTCGAACACTTTTCCACTGTCCCACTGCTCGTGGAAGAACTTCTCTATCTGCTTCAGCGTCTCCAACATCTGCGGGATTAGGTTGTAGTCGAACGAATAGAGCCGGGTCATCAGCATTCCGTCAGTCCCGACATAATCCAACGGGTAGCCTGTCTGCCTTGCCTGTGCGAACGTAGCCTTGTTCGCAACGTGAGCCTGCAAGTTGAACTGATCGGTCAACACATACCGACCTGAAATCTTGAAGATATGACTGTATCGGTTGGGAATGGTTGAGAGAATGTCTATCGTTGTGTGCAATTCAATAGCGTTCTTGATATACGCAACGTCTCGGTCCGTTTTGCGAACGTCTTGAATGAACTTTGACCCGTATTGCTTAACAGTCGCTCGAGGAAACACGACATTCTGATGCTCGAAACTTGATTCCATAATCCAGATGGAAGCAATCGGACAGGCTCGGTGAATGCTTTCAATCGTTTGATGCGTTTCGTGCAACCGTTGAGGATCACCGTTAATAGCAGAAGTGACGAGAAACAGAATCACCATTTACCTCGCGTCGATTTCCACTCCTGCCGAGCAAACACCATCTCACCGGAATACGGAAGCCCTGCGAAATGATCCGGCAGAAAGAAATGGCTAGGCCAGATCGTGAGATCACGGTATTCGTAGTTTACCCAGGTACTCGTCAACCTTGTCGGGCCTGAGAACTGCCATGCCATCAGGTCGCCAGGATCGTCATTCAACAGATCATCGACAATCTGCCCGATAAACGGATGGTTAGGGATCGCCCCTACCGCACCGTTAGACAGCAATCCTGGCCTGAGAAGCTCCGACTCCCACGAACACCAAACATCCGGCTCTAGCATCCAGTCAGGAATGGCCCTGGAAGGCTCTGAATCGGCGTCTAACGCGATCCCGCCGTGTTCGTATAGGATCTCCCACCTCATGCAGTCTGCGACGCCACAAAGCTCTGTTTTCCAGAAGTGCTTCATGTGCTTTGCAAGTCGCCAGCCTTTGGACAGGTCGGCGTTGCCCCAGAGGTTGACCTCAAAGTCAGGGTTGAGGTTTTTCCACTTCTGGATGGTTTGGAGCGGGGCTTTGGTCTCGTCGCCCACCCAGACGAAGTGCAGGATCTTGGGGATCACAAAAAAATCCCCCTGCAATAGGGGGAAAAGGAGGAGACGCTCACAGTTTATCCCGTTGCAATTCGATCTGTCTAGCGCAGATTCTGGCGTCAGTTGAGATTTCCAGCGCGAGATTTATTGCGCGGTCGGTTTCTTTTTTTAGCAGCAGGTCGTGCAATTTCGACAAGTTCATCTTCATCGTCAGGTAATTCGTGATCCAGTCCTGCATAGTTTGAACTCCATAGTTGATAGTTTTGACGCATGACCCTGCGATCCATTGGATCAAGTCCTGCGAGCCTTTCGTGTGATGTGTTGTTCATTATCCTTAAAAGTTGATCGCGGAACACTGGTGGATCGTAATCCAGCCAATCAAGGTATCCGTCAGAATTGTCTGAGAACAGGAATCGACACGCTGTCCTGGCCTCGACAGTCATAATCGGACGCTTGCCCTCCATGACAGGACGGTGCGTCATGTCTCGGATCGCCAGAGACACGACAGCAGCTAACAGACGCATTTCAGGTTGTGAGTCCACGTTTGGCCTTTTCGATTGCTCGGTTGATCCAGCTTGGCGGGGTAGAGATTTCAGCAGAGACGTAGTAGATCGACTGGTAGGGGTGGGAGACATAGACAGCGTTGATGGC